TTGGAGCAACATCATTACTTTTCGCAACACTACCGTTTTGAGGCGGGAGGTCTGTTTTATCAGCAGTCGTTGCGCTTCGTACACCTGTAATCGTCCTATTCAGTTTCTCTTTGAGTTCGTCATAGGTTTTAAAATTATCGGGTGCAAGAAATGGTTTAAGAGGGTGTTGAGAAGACCATAATTTTTTAATATCTTCGTCACCTTCTTTAATTTGTGATACGCCCTCAAACTCGGACTTATCATAGTTCCAGTAACCGTCAACTTTTCTGATTTTTAGTTTAAAGTTTGCACCTTTCCAAAAATCAAATGGATTGATTGGATTCTCATCTTCAAACGCAGGTTGCATAGCTTCTGTAATCTTATCAAAAATCTTTTTACCAAATTTAAATAAGAAAGTTTTACCTTCGTTCTCTGGATGCTTAGGATCAGATACCACTAGAATATTTGAGTAGTAAGATAATTTTCTTTTTCTCTTTCTAGCGATTTCTTTATCACTATCTAAACCAGTATTCCAAAGTCTTGTGTTTTCTTCTGACACAGGATCTTTTTGGCCTAGTGTTGTTAGTGAGTTTTCAATATACCAACCACCTACATCTTGGAATGCATGTGACCATACTCTTTGCCATGGTAAGTCTTCACCTTCTGGCGCTGGTAAAAATCTAATTACAGCAAAACCATTTCCAGTTTTATCTAGTTCTGGTTTCCAAAATCTGTCGTCTTGGTATTTTGATTTGTTATTTTGTTTGTCCTCAGGATTGAGGTTAGCCTCTATGGCTTTCGTAAGTTTGTCAAAGTTACTTGACGATTGTTTTAATGTTTCAAAGTCCATTGTATTACTCCTTGTATGTATCTTTGTATTCGTTGTTTTTGTGTTACCTGTATAATCGGTATCATAGTTATTTATAAGACTTCTCTTGTTGTTTTACCCACTTTTTTAAGCCTACCTTTTTACTATCTTCGTCCCAGCATTCTTTTGGTAATGATCTAGTCTTTCTAAATTCTTTGTATCGTTCACACCACTCCACTATTGTGTCTAATATTTTATATATCATTCTATCAAACATATTACCTCTAATATATCACATTACTGGCTATCTGTCAACCCTGATACACAGTTAAATTTCTTGTTAAATTCATTAAAGTTTATATACTCTACATTTTTAACTGTCCATTCTGGCACCACAGTATTTACAGGATCACCACCTTTGATACCTCTAGGATTTACTTTTATAAATTTGATTTTAGGGTTTTCTATCATCAACTCTTTCCATTGATTGACCCAATTGACATCAGGTATAGGTTTATTCTTTGCGTCAGCATAATTAGGTGTTGACTTGTACATATTATTCACATGGTCATCAAAACTTTTTAGATCATGCCCTATCATATACAATTCTTCTAAATCTTCATTTTGGTGTATCGCTACCAAGGCACTAGTTGGGCCACATGACCAACCTCTATCTTTACCTATCTCACTATAGGTGTGTGATTTGTCATCAGGATTTACCCAACTTACATAAGTTCCTGTATGGTCAATTTGTTTACTCTCTATTTGTTCACCACCTTGTATTCTTTTTATTATACCTACCTTACCAGATATATTAGAGCCATGAAATACAAACTCTTGTCTATCACCTTTTTCATTTTGATATACCTTAAAA